TCCCCTTCAACCATAATATTGATTTTCCTTTAATATCCGTCCCTTTTAAAGACGTAAGTAACCTAACCTTTTTAATTCTTTCGAGTTTCATCGATTGTCCTCCTATTTAATACGATGGTGAATGAGGTTCCAATTCAACAACAATACAGGGTGTTCGAATCTCCGTGGTAGGAGAAGACGTCCTGGTGATGACAAGATCATAAGTGATGATATCACCCGGATTGAACGTGTCAGCCGCCCTATTCACAACAGCTTGTGTAATCCCTGTGTCTCCGGCAACCACCGTAGTTTTTTGCTGACTTACTTCTCCACTCACATGGGCTATTGCCGGAGGAGTGGTTAGGCAAGACACGGCATTGATTCTTACGTCACAGGTGAACGATAACGTTGCCGAATCGTCCTTTCCGCTCTGCTCACAACTAAGAAAGATATTTCCAATCTTTCCAGCCTTCTTTGGAACTCCCAAGGGAGCATTCAAGTCATCCGCTGTAAACTCCCCAGAATGACATGCCCCAAGAGACTGGCACAGAACGAACTCTACCTGTTTGCTAAAATTGGGATCGGAATATGGGACTAATGGTCTCATAGCTCCTCCTTTCCCTAAGTTACGATTAGGTTGTAAATACAGTCCTCATTGTACAGGACGGGCAACCCTCGATTTTCGACCCGAATGAACAATCCATCAGGATCCCAAACATCATGAGAATCGACCTTCACATCCCATTGTCTTTCAACCCCAAATGGAACCGTCGCAAACTCAGCGATTTTCTGGCCTTCAAGCTGAGAAGCAAACATGGTGAAATAAGACGAGGGAAGGAACTTCCTGGTCGTGTAGACAATATCCTCACCGGCTTTAAACGAAACTGATGGAGCGGTTGAAACATCCAACGTTCCAGCGTTCTCATTAACCGCTGAAATAGTTTCGTCTTCATAAGTCCTGGCGGACACATCATAGAACCTTAACGTGTCGCCGACTTCAAAATCAATGGTGTCATCAACAGGAACGGTCGCTGTTACTCCACCAGTGATGTTGCCAGTCAGATTTGCCTTGATCTGATATTGCTCATCGTACAGAACCATATTCGAGATGTTCAGAAGATTTCCAAGCACCTGAACCGGTCGAGAAAACAGATCGCCTTGACCATAGTTAGATTTTGTAAGCAGGGTCTGAATCCCATTATCCATTACCATGAGCTTCAAAAGCTCTGCCGTAAACAATGCGTAGTCAATTGTTGCACCACAAGCATTCGACAGAGTAAGATTGGCATCCATGATGTCTTCCAGGATGTTACGGGAGTTTCCATCATCCCACTTACGGTTGGCATCAAGAGTAACGATATTCGCCGTGGGCACCGAATAATCTACAACCTGCTTGGTGCTCGCATAATCGAGATAAGAGAATCCGCCGGCCGTCAACATCTTGACAAACATCCATTCTTTTCGACGGTCACACCGATTTCTCATCATCTTGGTTTCTTTGGCTAATCGTTTCTGAGCCGAGTAGTATTGAGTTTTGTTTCCCGGTTCACGCAGGTTGTTCAAAAACCCCTCACCGAGATACATTTTTTCTTTCCAGACAGCGGCTTTCGCTTCATGGCTTGCGATTCCCAAAGGTGCTACCCTGGGGGACTCGGAATCCGGTGCTACGAAAGGCGTCATGCCCCGATTACCAATTTGGCTTTCCCATTCAATTACGTCGGAGTCCCACTTGTCAGATCCAAACAAGTTCGAAATGACCATGCTTGGGGCTGTCATAAACCGAGTAATCAACTTGGTTAACCTTTTTAACCTGAGATCAGGTATATCACTATGACTATGTGGCATTCGTAATCCACCTCCTTCCAAGCCTATTTAAGAATAATGTACTTGCCATCATCTACGCTTCCAAGATCCGTTGTTACGTCTGAGTTGTAGCCCAAAACAGCGGCTTTATACAGAACAGCATTACTCAGAACAAGCGTACCTTGAGCACCCTTAGCATTTTCTCCGTACCCAGTATCAACTGCGGAAAAGAGAATGCCTGCGGCAGCCGTAAATGGATCAGACTGTGCAGTCTGAATATATACATTGGCTCCCTTGGCAACCGTTGCAGCGGCAAAGTTATTCGTTGATGTTATCACAGCAATGTGTGAGTAAGTGGTACGATCAATAGCAGTAATCGCACCGGCATCTGTCTCTGTGTCGTCCGTGTCAGAAGCAGCAATGTGATCATCGACAGCAAATCGATAACTGTCGGCCAACATTATCTGGCACACCGTGTCGGTTGTCAAAGTCAACGTGACATAAGTAATACCAGGCCACGTTTTCTGATAACCAGCGCCCGGTGTATTGGGACCTTCAGCGACGTAAGGCACGTAGTACCCTACTCTACCTTCGGTAACAATTCCCATAACCGTTCCGCCCGGAATCACACCGAAACCAGGCAAAATTGAGATGGGCTTCGTTAACGCATCTTCCTGACGAGAATAGAAGACCCGTTTATAATCTTCCTGCCCGCCTCTGACCATATAAGGAGTATCTCCATATACCATATCGGAACTCACCTCCTTCCTTTATTTTTCTTTTTTACCTTCTGCCATTTCTACCAAGGAATCAACGGCTTCGTCATCGTCTTTGTCCAACTTGTCCTCTGCAAGCTTCGCAGGATCTGCAGTCGACTTGGACGTTGAACCCATTCCCATAACTTCGGTAGTGGCTCCGGCATCTTCAAAGAATTTGATTTCTTCATCAACGGCCTTTTCAAAGGCCTCTCTATCCAATTTGCCATCGTTGACAAACTTATCGTGACTGATCAGTTTCTTGATCTTGTCAAAGAACGTATCAGGAATATCCGAAGCTGCCAGCTTGGTGGCTACCAATACATCGGCTTCTGTTTTGAGATCCTTCATATCCCTGGCGAGGTCCTTCTTTTCAAGACCAACGAGTCTTTCCTCCTTCGTTTCGTTGTCCTTCGAAAGCTTTTCTACTTCTTTTTGGTGCTCCGCTACAAGATCAGCCTTCTTGGCATCGAAAGTGACGGTAAGATCGTCAGTAAGTTTCTGAACTAAATCAGGATAAGCTTTTTCGACTGTTTTAGGCATTTCGTCACTCACCTCCTTTGAGAGTTTGTTTTCACTTGTTTTTGTCTTAGTGTTCTCCTCACCTCCTTTCTTTCCGAGTTCTTCATACTCGATTTCGGTTGTTTCATCTTTTGAAAATGCTTTAGATTCCGTCTGCTTGTCCCATCCAAAGACACAAATAGACGCCTCTTGAAATTCAGCTTTTCTCCAAATGGAAGCTGGGCCCTTCATTGTCATCCCATTAACTTCGGCTTTGTCACCTTCCCCGATACGTTCCACCGTAGAAGGTTTTGCAAACAACGAAGCTTGAAAAGGAAAGCCTTGAGAAGATTCCTTCTGGAATGCAAGGCTGTGTTCGTTATCGAGGAATACAGAAGTCTTTGGATCTAACCTCAAGGCGCCATTTTCAATAATTGGCTTCCCCGTGAACGCTATCCTCTTATCTCTGTCATGTTCCTCAAGGACGGGGTACTTGTCTTTAGAGAATTTCAACCCCCCTTCAAGATCCACTGCAAGATCACCCCAGAACCAATGACCTTTAATAATTCCACCAGAGTAAACTGTCATCTGGAGCTTTTTGACTTCGCCCTCATCTCCTTCAGCAAAAGCGTTACAGCCTTCTCCTGTCTGAACGAGCCTTAATGCACCATTTGGAATCTTTTCCTTTTTCATGATGACCTCACTATTTAGGTTTTGGTTTTGGTTTGGCTTTTGGCTTTGATTTAACTGTTTTTGACGGTTCTCCCTCCAAAGTTTCTTGCAAAGATTCTGCGTCAACGTTGTATAATAACTCAGGATATTTTCTATCCTCTGTTGCTTTTCTCAATCTCTGTCTCGCGTACCCACCAATTCCAAGATAAGAAGCGACAGCCTTATTCGGGATCCCGAGAGTCTCAGCAATCGGACCATGCTTCACACCCAAGACTGCTTTGGCTCTCCCTTCCGTCTCTAACGTCTCCGAGATGGGGAACGAAAAATCTACAAGCATCTCAGGCTTTTTCTTAACCTTATCAAATATAGGCTCTGCGTCATCGTCATCGTCATCGGTCTTAGCCGGCGTAAACCCTATCGCCTCCTCAACGATCACTTCCTTTGGAAACTTACCCAAAGCGGCCTTCAGATGAAAGATCGATCCCCAAAAGTCGTGCCGTAAGAATCTTTCAAAGTATGCAACCTCATCTGAGATACGATCCGTCATTGGTCCTCGTGATGCTTTTACAGACGCGTAAGTCCCGGTGGAACTTCCAGTTGTCACATCGTGGGGCTCATCCAAGCCACTCGTCACCATCTGTAAAATGTCCGTATCTTGCTCCTTAATAGGAGACAGCTGGGGATTGACACATTGCAGTTCAACTCCCGGTGGAAGAACAATCGTTCCTCCCGGGGTCTTCTTCGCCATGATCCCAGTCTTTTTCTTTTGATCATCAGTCATTCTCAACCAGAGCTTGTACGCCCTTGGCTCAGTGATGCTGATTACCCAAAGGTACGACCCAGATGATTTCTTATGATCGATCTCGTATTTTTTTAAATTTTCGTAATGATTTAACCACTCTAAGGTGGTTCGAAGGTAGGATATTGCACGGTGGGTTATAAAAGATTTATCCCAAGCAACGATAAACCTGTTGTATCCACCGAGTCTATTGAAGATTTGTTTTCTATCACGAGCGTACTGTTGTTTGCTCCTGTCATAATCCTGATGCTTGCTTGCAACAGCGACAAGCTCTTCCGGAAAGTGGGCAACAAATATACTGGGCACCTGATGAAAATCCTCACTGGGCACACCCCACTTAACACTCTTATCCCTTTTGATATTATAAAACAAAGGCATGACGGTTTTAGTTGGATGAAATATAATTCCCGAATCCCCATCCCCTTTAATGCTAATATCACTTGGATCAATGAAATCTACTTCGATAAACCCAGTTGGATGACAAGTCAGACATAAAAACAGTTCGCCCTCAACGTTTGCCCTCGCAACATATTTGGGCATGAAATTGTACAAACGATTTCTTGGGTCAAGCTCGATCTCCTCAATCACCTGCTGAATCTTTCTTTCCCCAGATGAGGTTTCAAAACCAAAACCAGTCAGACGCCCCATCTTTCCCCTAATGGCGGTATTGACTTGAGGACTCTCGTGCAACTTTGACCAACATTCCTGAGAAAGCGCCTCTCTGCTCAACGTGGACGGGTCTACAAAAAATCCATCGGGGTCTTTGTATTTAGTGGAGGAAGTAGGATCGTGCTGCCAAGGCGCAAAGGAAAACTGGAGGTCCTTGAGATATTCCTCGGGGATAGAATCAACAAACTCTGAAAATCCTTCTAAAGAGTCGGGGTTTTTCATATAATTT